AGAATGGTAAGCCGTTAATTTGAATTGCAATAGCATCAGTAACATCAACTTCAATACCTTCAAATTGCTCAACTTCAACTTCTCTTGAATAGAACAAAGCACTACAAGCTACATCGCAAGCATCAGCAGATTCGCAGAAAGTTGCATCAGTAGCAACAGGTGCACCTGCAGCACCGCAAGCTGGTTCAATATCGCAATATCCTGTGTCAGCGCAAACAACTTCATATTTGAATACATCAAGTACACCATCAAATAAACAGTCATTTTGGGCCCAGCATTTAGGCATACCAACAACCGCCCAATTAGTAGCGAATTGGATGTAAAGTTCGATTTCGTCGTTACACTTAACGTAGCTCATCACTACATCATGCTCAATGCCTAACCAAGGGTCAACAACTGTAGTTCGCATTTGGTCTTCAAAGTCATAAGTAAACTGACCTTTGTTCTTTGCGTAAGTTACAAGTTGAAGCGCACCCGGTGCCATTGCGATAATTTCGTTAGTATTACCAAGTGCAGCAGGTAGGTTAGTATCGTAGAAAATTGAACGTGTAATGTCAAGTAGTGAGGCGTCAAAACCGTTATCATTACCACTTGCAATTGCACGGGCTTTACGGTATTGGTCAAGCAAAGTACCACCAATCAAAATCATTTGTTGTTCGATTTCAGCTTGTTTGCGGTCGCTATCTAAGATAGATTCACCAACAGGGTTAATACCTAAACCACTTGAAAGGAACAAAGGCAAAGACTTAGAAGTTACAGCAGGGTCGGCACAATCGCATTTAACGAATGAACCAATAAAACCGTTATTAGCTACAACAGTTGAAACTTCTTTACCTAAACGGTTAATGTGGTTTCTAAGAACTTCATTAACATAGCTGTTTTGATAATCGGCGCGGCTTTCTTTGATACAACGAATTAGTTCATCGTCAATCTTAATTTTCTGTGAAACTGTTTTGTTAGTAATTTCAATTTCATCATAAAGCGGCTTTACTACATCGCCATCAGTTGGGCAATATTCAAGCGAAGTAGCATTAGATTCAGCCAAACGCGGGAAAAAACGGCGTGATACTTTGTAAACTTTACCGTTACCTTGTTCAACAGCCTGAACGTTACCGAGTTTAACTTGTGAAGCGGATTTATTAGCAGCTGAAACAAGCAATTGCAATAGTCCGATATTTGGCGATGGCATGGAACGCATACCGCTATTATTATTTAGCGATATGTCTATAATTTTCCACGCATCAGCGAGTTTTATAGTTGACATTTAAAGAATATTAAATTTTGAAAAATTGTTTTTTGTTTGGCATTTTCCACGCTGCCAGCGTTCTGTTTTTTTCTGTGCCTTAGCACCCTATTTTGTGAGAGGTCGTTACTGCAAAGATAAAAGGTATTTTTGTAAAATATTTTATAATTTTTTTATATAATTATTAAACAAAAAAGGCAGTCCTTTCGAACCGCCCAAACTATTAACTAACTAAACTAAATCATGCCATTTTCCTGTAAGTATTTTAAACGCGCGGGGTGCATTCCGCTTTTTGCCTTATCGTCAATTTCAAAACTTTTTGTTTGACCGCCGTTTGATTGCTTTTCAAAATTATATTCAGCTGCTATAATTTCAAATAGTGTTTCGTACTTTAAATTTTCAGTAGGCTTAGATGGATGCTTTACACGGTTTCCATCTTTGTTAACCCAAATATTATTATCGGAATCTATTTCAAAATCCAAACCACGTTCACGAATTTCAGCTTCTAAAATTGCACGCATTTCTTTAGGTGCTAAACGTGCATTTTTTACAGATTCAACTAATGAACCGCGCACTTTATCTATTTGCTGATTCTTAATGTAGCTTTGAAATTTGCCCTGTTCTTCTTTAATAGCCTGTTGCATTATCATTTCCTTTTCAGTTAGTTTTGCATTGGCTAATTCTAACTGCTGAGTTAATTGCTGCAACTTTTGCGCATCGGCTGAAGTGTATTCAGATTTAAGCCTTTCAATTGTTTCATACTGGCTATTTTTCAAATCGTTAACAATAGTTTTAAACCTATCTTTTTTGTCTATTGCTTCATATTTTTTTAGGTCAATAGCAAAAGCATCGGCTATCTGTTTTTCTGTTTTAGCATAAGCAGCGCCAAATAGTTCCGCGCTTTTAGCTTCTTCAATCTGTTTGCCTAAACGTTCCTGGACAGTACGTTCAATTTTAGATACATAACCCGTTACGGCTTCATCTAATGTAATTTCGTTTGATTCTAATTTTGAAATTAGTTCGGGTTCTATTCCCAATTTTTCTACAAATTTGTCAAGCATTTTCATGTGTGTTTAATTTAAAAAATAATTTTGTAAACTCATCAAATTTTATACTAAGCGGCAATTCAGAACTGCCCTTTAAAATAATCTTTGTAAATTCATCGCCGTTTTCCCATTGGGATTTATAGAATGTTGCAACTTCATCGAGGTCAATATAACAATAGTCTTCAAGTTCAATTATAAATTTAGATTCATCATCTAATAATCTTTCATCTATCTGTTTTTTGATTTTTGCCGCTGCATTATAGTCTTCGCATTGTACAGCGTTATCAAAATCGCTTTGAAGTTCCTCAAGTGTTAACGGTTCTTCATTGTATTCTAATTGAATAACAAACTTATACCAACGTGCCATATTATCTACGTTTATTTGCGCAGCCGCAGCCGCGTTTGGGGGTGACTGTTCTTTGAATGGGTTGTGCGGGTTCTGATACGTGAATAGTACCGAGATAATTATAATTGCCTGTTTGTTGTTCCGCGTACCATTGTGCAGGTGTAAACTGATATTCAGTACCGCTTGTTTTATGCTTTGCTTTTATCACTAACATAGTGTTTTATTTTTTCTTATAATTCTCTGAACGTACTGGGTAAGCAATATGCCTACAATTATAACCGCCGCGATTTTGACAAAAGTTTTCGGGCGTTGTATTTGGTATCATTCCCGTACCTTCATTTTCTGCAAATAAAATTTGTTCTTCTAATTCCTCAAATAATATTAAACCTTTTTTACCGTTTTTATCATAATTAACCCATTCCTCACATTGCAATCGGCTATCCTTTACTAAACTACCAACGTATAACAAGGCATCTAATTTATAAGACTTTCGCACCGCTTCGTTTACTATTCCATCGTACTGTAATAACGCATCGCGTGATGCCTGCAAACTAATTCGTTTTAAAACGCCTTGACGTGCTTCACTTGTTGTTAATTGCCCTGCTATTGAAGTAACAACATCTGTAAGGCTGCTGCCCTGATTTACTGCAATTAGCAATTCATTTTTAAGCGGGTTTATTAAATTTGTATTCAATCCCTGTCCCTGCATTGCAGCAATTACATTATTAACAGCATATCTTTTAAATGGGTTTAAAAAACTTTTTGTTATTTGTAAGCCGTTTAATTCTTGTTGAACAAGCTGAGTATTAGCGCCTATTTCGTCAAAGTTTTCTAAGAAACCCGAAACCATTACATTATATCCAGCCTTTTCTAAGAACCTATTAAGTGCAGTTTTAAACGAACCTAAACGCGCTAAGTTTTCCTTTGACCTTACTAAATTTCCAGATGTTGTCCTAAATTTACTAATCCAATCGACAACCTGTTTTACAAATTTAGGTTCTACTTTATCAAACCGCTTCTGTAAAATTTCAAGTGCTTTGTCGTTAATTCTTTCGGGTTTGTTGAAGTCCATTAGTTATTATCTTCTTCGTTATCTGAATTATCTGAATTATTAAATTCATCCATATTAACCTCAGGAACTACATTACTTGCAACAGCATCAAAACGCGGCGCCAACTTTTCATCAATAGCTTCTTTAATAGCTGTGTATTCGCTACCCATAATATCAAAGCTTTCATCATAATACAATTCAGTAACAGCGTCAAAAACAAATTGTGCGCTAATTGCATCCTTTTCAGTTATTTGTCCCGAAGCCAAAAGCTGTACACGTTCATCTACTGTATAAAGATATGCACTATTATACATAGCGCAAATGGTGGCTATTTGGCGTGCTATTGCATCAGCATTATAACGGCGGTCAACATAGCTTATATATGATTCGTAACGTATAGCAGTTGGTAAGCCTTGCTGTGATAGTGCAAATTCTGCCATTAGCTCAGTTTCTGTTTTTAGGTCAAAACTAATTGGCGGATTTACAAAAATAGGACTTTCAGTATCCATAAAAACAATAGCCTGAATAATACGCAACACTTCTTTATAACGTGCATAAACATCATCACTAATTTTACCCACTTCAATATATTCAGGTTCGCGGTCTAATTCTTTTGCCACGCCCGACTGAGCAGCTTTAAGCGAACGGTTGATATTTAATACCTGTTCCGCTTTGCCTAATGATTCTGTAGCTACCTTGTTTGTTTCCTGAATAGTCGAAACATCAGGCGAATAATAGCGTATCGGTTCAACTTGTTGCTTATCATTATCTCCAAACTTCGAAGTAGTAGGATTTAAATTATAGGCTGCAAGCGGTGTTATGCTTAACGTTTTGCCATGCCCTAAACAAGTTTTACATGTTATTGAAGTGTCATAATCATTTGGGTCAGGAACGCGGCCCACACCATTACAACTATTGCAATCAACCCCTTCAACAAATTTAATAGGGAAGCATGTCGCAAGCATAACCGATTTGTGCTGATTATCAAAAATAGCAGCATCGTTAAGGTAAGGTATTGCAGGGCTAAAATCAGACTTATAAATTTTAAACGTATTGCCATAAGAATCATATTTAG